GACAACGCCTTGGCGCCAAGCCGCTGGCGCAGTTGTTCGATCAAACTGCCCGCGCCTGGTGCCAGCAGGACGCCGGGATCCACGCCTGGAAGGGGCTGTCGCTGTGGGCCATGGATGGCACGACGTTCCGCACGCCCGATTGAAGCGCGCCGCGATATTCGAGCGGCCGTTTGCGCGATAAAGTAACAACGCTCATTGTTTCACACGTCGCAAACGAATTGCAGAGGAAGGGGCCGCGAGGCCCCTTTGTCACGTCTACCAGTTGCGGATGATTAGCTCGCCCGAATTGGCCTTCGATCGACGGGCGCCACCGACCGTGTAGTTGATGTCCACCCGCTCGATGGTCAGCCCATCGAACGCCTGGCGCATCTCCGGGATGTCGTTGACCGAGATGATCATCCGGCCCTTCACGGTCCTGGCCAGCTCGGCCATGCGCTGGTACTGGTGCAGGCCGAACTCGACGCCATAGCCCTCTGTGCCCCAGTACGGCGGGTCACAGTAGATCAGGCTGTGCTCCCGGTCGTACTTCTCGATGCACGTCGCCCAGTCCAGGCTCTCGATGTAGGTGCGTGAGAGCCGCAGGTGCGCGGCGGACAGGTCTTCCTCCAGGCGCAACAGGTTCAGCTTGGGCGCCGACGTCGTCGAGGTGCCGAAGGTCTGGCCATCCACTTTGCCGCCGAAGGCCATCTTCTGGAGGAAGTAGAACCGGGCGGCGCGCTGGATGTCGGTCAGCGTCTCCTCGGGCGTGATCTGCAGCCACTTGAAGATTTGCCGGCTCGACAAGGCCCACTTGAACTGCCTGACGAACTCCTCCAGGTGGTGGCGGACCACTCTATATAGATTGACCAGCTCCCCATTGACGTCGTTGATCACCTCCACCTTGGCCGGGGCCTTGATGAAGTAGAGCGCGGCCGCGCCGCAGAACGGCTCCACGTAGCAGGTATGCTCCGGGAACAAGGGGAGGATGTGCTTGGCCAGGCGGCGCTTGCCGCCGATCCAGGGCACGATGGGTGCTGCCTGTGTTGCTTCTAACATCTGCAAGCCTCTTTTAGATATTGGAACACCCCGGTAGACTTGCCGAACCGTAGCTACGGTAGGCGGCCTTGGGGCGACTTGCAGGCTGGTTCTGCGGGTCGGCTGGCTGGTCAGGTGCTCGCAACACCTGGCCGGTCGCCGTCTTCTCTTACTTCAGGGCGTTGCCGCCCTCGTCCTTCTCGATGCTGGCCTCGCAGTGGCCAGGATCAATCCAGTTCAACACCCGGCAGATCAGGCGGCAGCCACGGCACTCGCCGGACTGCACGCTCTTGCCGAACACCGAGGAAAGCGTCTCGTCGGGATCGCCGAAGGTGGCCGCCTTGGGCCGTAGCACAGCATTGAGCAGCGGGCCGAACAACACGTTGGCCAACTGGTCGATGGCGATCAGCAGGTTCCAGCCGTAGCGCTTGACTGCCTCCATCACACCTCCACCACGAAGACTTGGAAGCCGTCGAAGCCCATCTGGTGATCGGGCGGCAGGCTCTCGTTAATCATGGCCTCGGTCACCGACCAGGCGCCCGACTCGCGCAGCGGGGCATTGATGCTCACCGTGCCGTTGTCCATCACGGCCAGCAGCACCTTTTCCCGTCCGTCGCGCGAGCGCAGGGGCATGCGGAAGCTGTCCGTCAGCGGCAGAACCGCGCCGGCCGCGTCGCGCAGCTCGGCATGGACGGTCAGCACCGTGCCGGCAGGGCACGTCACGTCGGCTACACCGTTGATCAGCGCCTGGCTGGCGTGGGTGGCGTCAGGCTCGATCGAGGTGATCACCAGGGCGGGCCTGGGTAGCGCGCCGAGGTTGGCCTCGATGGCGGCCGGGGCCGGCTCGGTGGTGATTTCCCAGCCGGCGAGCGTGAGACGAACATGCTGGCCTTCCTGGAGTCCTTCCGGCAGCGGCCGTGCCGTCCAGCCGGACGGCACGACGGCGTCGTCTTCGACCTGTTGCGTCTGCCCGGTCCAGTAGCCGGCCGGGCCAAGTTGATAGAGGGTGATCACAGTGGCAGCTCCTTAGCGCATCCGGCACATCAGGCCGGGCAGGTACGGCAGGTGGAAGTAGTTGGCGTAGTCGTTGGCCGGGGCGTAGGTCCGTACGCGCAGCTTGTAGGGCGATCCGCCCGTGAGGTCGACGACCTTGTATTGCCCAGTCACCGGGTCGTACCAGTTGATGGAGTTCGCTGCATAGGTCACGAATCGCAGCGAGTCCGGCGAGCTGATGAAGCTGCCCATGAAGTTGTCGGCGCAGCGCGTGGTCCGCACCGCAAAGGAGCCGGCCTGGCTGGCAATCTGCATGAAGTGCCGATCGGCAGAGGGCTGCTTGTCGGTGATCAGCGCCTCGATCCAGGCGCGGTTGGTAAAGCCGTACAGCGAGCCGACCTTGGGTACTCCGGCATTGAGCCCAGGCACCACCGTCTTTACGCCGGTGGCCAAGTCAAAGCGTTCGCCCGTGTTGGGGTTCGACAGGGTATTGGTCAGCAGGCGCTGGCCGACATTGTCGACGCCGGTATGCACCAGCGTCGGCGTGCCAGACCATGCAGCCGGCAACTGATAGACCGCTGTGCCGCGCGTGATGAAATGATTGCCAGCGTTGGCGGTGAGATAGGGCCGCCCCAGCCCGTAATAGGCCGAGTTGTAGACGATGCCGGATGCCGAGTAGCCCGAAAACGCCGAGCCGCTGAAGGTGATCTTCTTACTGCCCCAAGCCCCCGACTCGTAGGTGGCAAAGTGAACCTCGCTGGTGCCGCCGGAAACCACCCGGCCGCCCAGGAGCTGACAATGCTGGGCGTTGGTGCCGTCGCTGGCTACCGTGTAGCTATAGGCGGTGTTGGTGCCGACGTTCAGCGCGTAGAGCAGCCCACGTGCCGGCGATACCGAGGAATCCTGAAAGCCAAAGTAGTAGTAGCCCTGACCGGCGCCGGCCATCTCGGCATCGGCCGAAACCGACTGCAATGTGACGTTGCTGGATGCGGCCAGGCTCTTCGGCACGCTCCAGGTCTGCCCGTAGTCGTTGGAGAAGGTCACGACGTAGCCAGTGGTTCCGGCGGCGACCGCCCGGATCACCAGCAGGATGCGGCCGCCGCCAAACCATTCCAGGTAATCCACGATCAGGGAGGTCCCCCACTGCGGCAGGCTGGGCAGGTCAATGGCCGACCAGTTGGCTCCGGCATCGCCGGAGCGCCACAGGCGGAAGTTGCCTTGTGACGATGCCGCGCTATGTGTCGTGGCAACGATGAACACATCACCCACGGCAAGCGCCTTGCCGTTGCTCATGCTGGTCACGCCCGAGCGCATGGTGATGTCGGTCTGTACCTCGGTGGGCGTGCCATCCTGGAAGCGCACGTCGCCGATGATCTGGCTGGCCAGCGGATACTGGCTGCGCGATACCAGGGAGCCGTCGAGGTGGCACCAGCCCTGCTGCAGCACGGCCGGATCGACGGCGAAGCCCGGCAACAGGGCTCCGGCCGGAATCTTGGCCTCGCGGGCCATAGCGTAGGTGATCGGGTCAAAGCCGCTCATGGGGTTACACCTCCGTCGCGGCCAGGCCGGTCAGGCGGCCGCCGCTGTAGCTGTAGGTCTCGGTGCGCGTCACGCCGGCATAGACGATGGTCATGGTGGCCACGGTGTCGTCGGTGTTGTAGGTGACCGAGGTGGCGCGCGGCTGGCCGGCGACCGTTTCGTTGATGGTTTGCGGGCGGCCCTTGCTGTCGTAGGTAATCGACAGCTCGGTCGGCCGCGCCACGTTCTGCAGGTAGGTGTTCTGCAGGTTGGTCTTCCAGGCTTGGACCGAGGCTTCCCAGGTGGCCAGGTCGGCCAGCACGCCGGCCTTCCACAGATCGAGGGCGGCCAGCGTGGAGACCTTCCAGTCGGCGATGTCGGCTTGGGCGCTGCCCTGGTAACTGGCAATCGCGTCTTCCAGCCCTTGCACGGCCGACAGGGCCGCCTGGCGCTTCTGCTCGATCTCGGCGAGCTTGGCGGCGGCACTGTCGAGATTCTGGTTCATGGCGTCGAAGGCCGGCGCCAGTACCTCGTTGATGCGTACCAGGCCGAAGTCGGTCACCGTGCGGACCACTTCCTCCCAGGTGACCTGCAGCTCCTCGATCGACGCCAGGCGCAAGTCCAGGTCTTGCCAGATCGGGTTGAAGTAACGCTCCGCGAGGGGCGTTACTCCATCCCGCATCCGGTACTTATCAAACCGGCTCGGCATGCTGCACCTTGTCTGCCACGGTCTTCAGCACGTCACCGCGCAGGATCACTTCATGGCCCGGATAGAGCGATTGGCCGTACAGCTCGACCTTCTCCTTCAGCTCTACGCGGTACTGCTTGTCGTCGGCGATCTTTTTCAAGTCCATTGCGAAACTCCTTTAACTGGCGATGTCGGTGCGCTCGACCACCACGAAGGGGGCGGCCGTCGCATTGCGGGAGCCGGAGACCTTGATCTGGTAGCTGGTCACGGCCGCCGGGGCGAAGGTGAAGATGAAGCGCTTGGCCTGGCCGTCCGGCTCGTCCTTCACCACCGTGGTGACCGGGGTGTAGGTGGTGCCGCCGGACTTGAGCGCGCAATCCAGGGTGTGGTTGGCCTGATCCCACTGCGCCACCACGACTTGCACCTGGACGCTGCTGGTAGCGGCCGCGAGGTTGCGGACCTTCGACCAGTGCGTGAAGGCGGTGGCGGCGCGGCTGGCGGTGATGGCGTTGGCGGCCAACTGGAAGGCCGGCGCCAGATCGCTGGTGCCGACCAGCACGGCGCGCAGCGGCACGATGTCCGGGTTCACCGACAGGCGGTTTTCCGGGTCGCCGAGCTTGTACCACTTGCCGCCCACCTGGATTTCGTAGGTCAGCTCGCAGCCCTTGGGCACGATCTGCGGCGCCGTGATGGCCAGGTCGGAGATACCACCACCCAAGGAGATCGGGTTCAGCATGATCTCGACGCGCGGCTGCAGGAACTGCGCGCCGTACAGGGTGAACATCAAGTCCTTGGTCAGGTCGCCAGTGAAGTAGTCGCCATCGGTGCCGAAGAACAGCGTGCCCTGGGTGTAGTTGTTGCCCGAGACGGTGGCCACGCGGTGGTCGCCCTGGGTGATGATCACGATGGCGTAACGCTTGCCGGCCTCCAGGATCACCGGCGGCACGGCCACGGCGGTCTCGGTCGGGTACTTCTTCAGGTCGCCGCGCGCCACGGTGACCTTGGTCACCGTCTTGCCCAGGACCGGCTTGCCGGCGTCGGTCTCGGTCACCGCGATGACCACGTCGCCTGAGGCGCCGATCTGCGTGAACTGCAGGCCGATCTTGGTCAGCCACATGGCGTTGGCCACCAGCAGGGTCTGGCCGATGATGGCGCCGTTGTAGCTGGTCGTGACCGTGTCGAGCTGGTAGTGGGTCTCGGTGCGGCTGGTGTAATAGCCGTAGTAGCTGTACCAGCTATAGCCGTAGCCGTAGTAGTTCCAGTACCAGTTGTTGTACCAGCCGCCGTAGTAGTTCCAGTTGTAGCCGTAGTGGTAGTCCCACGTCGTGGTCTGGTACTGGCGCAGCACCTGGGTCTGCACCTGGTACTGGCTGATCGAGATGTCACCGCTGTAGCCGGTGGTCTGGATGCGCGGCTTCGACTCGTAGGCCGGCAGCACCAGGTCGGTGGCGCTGCGGCTGATGGCCGCGTCGTAGGGGTTGAACAAGGCCAGCGCACCCTGCGCCTGGGCGGCCAGCGGGTAGATCAGGCCGTTCTTGATCTGCGCGGCGAAGCCGGCGCCCTGGTCGTCGGTCTTGGTCAGGTCGCCGAAGTAGTCGGCCTCGTAGCTGGCGTAGGCGCTGGGCAGATTCAGCTTGGCCTTGACGCGGGCGACGTCGTTGGCCAGCTCGATCAGGTTGGCCCGGCTGGCCAGGTCGCTCGTCTTGTTGGCCAGCGCGGAGAGGTCGGTGGCGATCGAGGCGATGCGCGGCTCGGCTTGGCCGCGCCAGGACTCCAGCTCATACACCCGAAGTTCATGGTCGCGCACGCTGGGCAGGCGCGAGCGCTCCTGCATCTCGACGCGCTCGATGCCGGTCGGCGTCAGGTAGATCAGGGCGATGGCCAGCGTGTTGGTCTGGATTACCGGCGGCTGCGGATCGACGGATTCAGAGCCCGGCAGCAGATTGACGTTGCAGGCGTTGAGGCGCTGCATGGCCACGGCCTGCGGCTGGGTGGCGCCGGTGGTCAGGTCGATCAGGAAGTCGCGCGGCTCGACCAGCGTGTCGGTCTCCTGGCCCCACAGCACCACGGCCACGCACTTCTTGGTGACCAGCGGCAGGTACTGGAACAGGTTGAGCGTCTGCTCCTGCTCGGACACATAGACCTTGCCGTCGTTGTAGAAGCGCAGGCTGGCCACGGTGACCTCGGTGGCGCTGGCCGCCGACACCAGGCCGCCCGTGAAGTGCAGGGACTTCGAGATGGCGTCCTGGGTGAGATGCTGCAGGCTGGCGGCCGCGTAGCTCTCGATGTTGTTGAGGTCCGCGCTTTGCAGCTCTTGGCGGTCGCGGAAGATGACTTGCTTTTCCATAGGTTCAGGCTCTCCTAGTTGTCGATCCAGGCACCGGCCGCGAGCGCACCGGCTTGGTTGTGTTCCCCGGCGGTGGCCGGGCGGTTGATGGCGGTGTCGATAGCGATGCGGTCAGCGCCGCGTGCGACGTCGCGCATGGCTTCAAGGCAATCGCCCAGGTTGTCCTGCGGCTGGGCGACCAGGTGGCCGTGGGTGAAGCGCCAGGCGGCCGTGGGCTGGATGCGGCCGCTGATGCGGACGGACAGCTCGGCGTGGAACGCCGGCATGGACAGCCGGCCCTGGTTGAGATGCAGCCCGGCGGTACGGCGGCCCACCGCCACCTCCGGGTCGAACAGATACAGGCGCTGGTAGAGGCGGTCGCGGGCCGTCGATGCCCGCAACTGGCCGGTCAGCAGCTGGCCGGCGAACAGACCCACCGCCTGGCCGGGCATGGCGATCTGGTCGTAGTGGACGTCGATGGTCGAGAGGCCGGGCTGCACGGCCGTGCGGCGTACCGCGTCGCGGTCTTCCTGGTAGGTCTCGGCCAGCCTCACCCGATAGATGCGGCTGGCGGCGTTCGACTTGGCCAGGTGGCGCGGGTAGAGGGCGCAGAAGGCCAGCCCGGCCGCCTGGCCAGGCGCCCGCACCTCGGTGACCGTCTCGGCCTGGCGTGTGGCGCTGGTGGTGGTCCGCTCGACGGCGGTCAGCTCGACCTCGGTGCCGTCGCGCCACAGGTAGGCGCGCGGCAGGATGCGCAGCCAGGCATCGCTGATCAGCAGGAAGGCGCCGCCACCGAGGTGGGCGCGATGCAGCATGGCGCCCTGGCGCTGGCCAATGACGCGGTAACGGTACAGCCGCAGCTGCGGATAGCGGGCGATGAAGGCGTTGCGCTCGGCCAGCGTCAATGCCGGGGAGGCAAACAGCTTGGCCGGCGGCGTGACGGCGCGGACCAGCTCGGCGCCGGCATCGGTGGCAGCCAGCCGGAAGCCCGCCAGCGTGCCCTTGATGCGGTGACGCTGGATGCCTGCCTTGACCAGGCCGCGCCGCTCGGCATCGGTCCTGGCACGGCGCCAGGCCACCGTGTGACGCATGTGGAACTGGTCGGCCAGGTGCGGCAGCGCGGACGCCGGCACGCGGTCGATGTCGTGGGTCACGACCGGGCTGACGTCCATGTACGTGATGCGCTCGGCCAGGGCGGCCAGCGCGACGACGTTGGGGTCTTGGGCCAGCGAGGGCTGGATCAGCGTGTCAGCCATTGGCCACCCCGACGATCACCACCTGGATGTTCTCGCAGTCGCCCCACTGGTGCTCGGTCAGCTCACGGAAGGCCGGCTGGGGCAGCTCCACGCGATAGACGCCCTGGACGCCCTGCAGGCGCTCGATGATCTGCGACGGCACCAGGTCTCGGCCGAGGCGGCGGCGCTGCTGCGCGGCCCATTCCTGCAGGCGCTGCTCGGCCTGGCGCTGGGCATCTCCTGCGGCCGCGCCCGAATAGATGGTCAGCTGCGCCTCGATGTGGAACGCGACGCGCTCGGCGGGAATCACCACCACCTGGTCGGTGGCCGGGCGCACGTCGTCGCGGTTGAGCTGGGCGCGCAAGGCATCGAGCAGGCTGGCGTCCGGGGCGCCGTCGATGGTCAAGGCGGACACGCGCATCTCGCCGGGTCGGTCGGACGTGGTGCCGACGTCGACGATGTCGGGATGGGTCGACATGGCGTGGTAGCGGTAGGCCGCGAAGGTGCCGCAGGCCGGGCGCTCGGCGGCCAGGCGCACGCGATCGCGGAAGCGGGTGTCGTCCTCGTCGGCCGAGCCGCCGTAGCTGGTGCTGACATTGACCACGGTGGCGGACACACCCAGCGCATCGAGCAGCACGGACACCTGGCCAGACGTCAGCCCGTTGGCGCGGGTGCCGGACTCGACGGCAGCCGACCAGACCTCGGCGGTCATGGCCCCGGCTGGCACGGTTGAATCGGCCACCACGGCGAACGTGAAGGCACCGCCCGAATCCTGGGCGCGGGTGCCGGCGGGAATCACCAGGCTGGTGGCCAACGGGGCGGCGAACGTGAAGCGCAGCAGGGTGCGGGCGCTGGAACCCGGCAGGCGGCGCACGCCCAGCAGCTCGCCCAGGTAGTCCAGGAACGGCGCGCGGGCGAACGACACGAGGTTCTGCTTGCCTGCGTCCTGGATGGCCTCGCGGGTCATGCTCTCGCGGTAGGCGACCAGGTCGATGACCAAGCGCTCTACCTGGGCCGGGTACAGCGTGCGCCCGGTGACCGTTTCGTACTGGGCGATCATCTCCTCGACGATCTTCTGCGGGTCACGCTCGACGAATTGCGGGTCGGCCAGGCCGGTCAGCGGCAGCAGGCTCATACAGTGACCTCCGTGGTGGATTGTTGGTCCTGGTCACGCAGGCGCCAGACGATGGTCACCACGATCTGGCTGGGTTCGTCGCCCAGGCGCGGCGTGATGCTGATCAGCTCGACGCGGGGCTCGAAGGTCTCGATCGCGTCCCAGGCTTCGCGCACGATGTGCGGGGTAGCGCGGTCGATCGGGTAGTCGATGTAACGCCACAGGTCGCAGGCGAACTCCGGCCGCAGCGGGTCGGTGCCTTTGGGCGTAGTCAGAATCACCCGGATGCATTGGCTGATGTCGTCCAGGTCGGCGACGACATCGCCGGGCTGGTCGAGGGCCAGCTGCCAGTTCCGGGCGGTGATTTGAGAGAGCGGAGTCATGGCACCATCGTGCCGGGACGCGCTCCTGCGGGATATTAAAGGGGTTGAAGAATTGCCCGGCCTAGCCGGCGAACACGTTGTCCGAGCCGGTGGCCGGGTGTCCGCAGGTAGCTTGGTCGCCGCGCCTGCAGATGGGGATGCCATGCGCGAAGACGGTGGCGGAATGCTGATCCATCACCGGCCCGCCGTGGATGGCCAAGCCGTGGCCGGCGACGGCCGCGCCCTGGACGGCGATTGGCTTGCCATTGACGAACACCCTGGGAGCCAGCACCCCGATGATGGTGCCGCCAGCCGTGTCCTGATTGACGCGCGATACGCCGGGCATGGTTACTCGTTCAGGAAGATGTTGGCGGCCGTCAGGCGCATGTTGCCCTGGGCTGCGATCTCGATGTCACCCACGCACTGGATGGTCAGCTTGTGGGCCTTGCGGTCGTACTCGATGGTGGTGCCGTCCTCGAAGCGCACGTGCTTCTTGTCCGGATCGTCGATCGGCGGCGTGTCCTGCTCGGAATAGATGGCGCACAGGATCACGCCGGCCTCGGCATTGGCATCGAGCAGACAGGCCACATGCTCGCCCACGTCGGGCATCCAGTAGCTCTTATCCTTGAGGGATTTCTGCACGCCGACCGGCAGGCGCATGGTCTCCAGTCCGTCCAGGTCGTCGAAGCGCACGCGGGCCGTGCAGGTGGCCGGGTCGATCTCGGACACCACCCCGACCTTGAAAACGGCTTGCTGCTGTTGCAAAGAGTTCATTTCAGGACCACCTTCCCGTTCTCGACGTCGGCCACCTTGAGCTTGTTGCCGCCGTTCTTGCTGTTCTTGTCGGCCTTGATCTCCACCCGGCGCACTTCGATCTCGGTCGTGTAGCCGCTGCCGCGTGACAGGTCGTGCCTGGAGCGAGCGACCTGATAGCGCCCGGAGAGCTTGCCGAAGCCTTCCAGCTCGACGTTGATGCCCGCCACCAGCTTGGGGTTGCCCCACAGGTTGAGCGTGGCCGTGGTGGCCTCGTCGTTGGCGTGGTTGATGGCCGCCTTGGCCTTGGCCTGGGCCTGCTCGGGCGACTCGGCGCGGGTGTTCAGCTTCAGCGAATCGCCCGAGGGCTTCGAGACCACCTGGCCGTTGCTGTCCACGTCATAGGCCACCACCGCCTTCTTCTTCGCATCGTGATAGGCCACTGTGGCTTTCTTGGGCGTGCCCTTCACCTTGTCACGGAAGCCGTACTTGGACAGGTCGCCGACCTTGATCACCTGGATCGACGAGGCCGCCCGGAGCTTGTCCAGGCGGTAGAAGGTGAGCTTGTCGCCGCGCACGTTGAAGGCGTAGCCGTACTCCCTGGCCACCCGCTTCAGGAACTTCAGGTCTTCCTCGTGCAGTTGGGTGACGCGCTTGATCGGAATCGGCTCGATCTCGCCGACCACGGTCAGCTTGTGCCGGGCGGCCACCGCCTGGGCGATGCCGGCCAGCGTGGTGTCTTCGTAGGCTTTGCCTTGATGCGTCCGCAGGTCTTTCATGACGCTGGCCGCGAGTGCACGGATGCGCACTTGGGAAGGCGGCCCCTCGATCTCGATCTCGTCGATCTCGAAGTCCCCGCAATTCACCAGGGGCTGGCCTTCGTAACCGATCTTGAGGTTGATCTGGTCGCCCATGACCGGATACCAGGCATCCCACCAGCGGCCGTCCGTATCCTCCAGGGACAGCTCGATGCTGTCGGACTCGTCGCCGTCCAGGTTGTCGGTGTAGGAGACCGAGAGCTTGAACGGCGTCAGGTCGGCCGTGATGTCGCGCTTGTTGTAGGTCAGCACGAAGGTGGGCACCGGGACCGTCAGCGTTTCCACGGCGGCAGCTCCTCGGGCAGCAGGTTGTTGTCGTCTTCCAGGATCGGCACGCGCACCGGCAGGCCGCCCGGCAGGACCGGCAGTAGGCGCAGGTGCTCATTGGCCTCGGCCAGCGGGCTGATCCGGCTGGCGTCGCCGTAATACAGGGTGGCGATCTGATCCCAGCGGTCGCCGTCGAGAGTGATGTGCTCGATGTACTCCATGTCAGTTCCTCACGGCGCCACGGCTGCCGTTCTTGGCCCAGCCGTCCCTGGCGTCGAGCACCGGCGCCTCGGGCGTCTTGGTGGCGGTTTTCTTCGGCGCCGACTTGCGCTTGGCCTTGGCGGCCTTCTTGGCCTGGGCCTTGCGTGTCTCCAGGGTCTTGGGCTCGACGTACTCGCGCAGGGTGACCGTGGCATCCAGCGAGACCAGGGCGCCGACCTTGTCGGTTTGCCGGCTGGTAGCGGTCAGGTCGGTGATCACGAACCATCCCTTGTAGGCGCCGTTGCCCAGGACGAACTGGCGAGCCTCGCCGGCCTGCATGGCCTGGCGCAGCTTGACCAGTTCCACCTCGGGGTCGCAGTACGAGGCGTGGAAGGTCAGCTCCACCCGGAACTCGTCCAGCTTCTCGCCGACGAGCTGCAGGCGTGGCTTGCCGCCGATCAGCGCGTGCTCGGCGTAGTCCATGCCGAACTGCGCCTCCATGCCGTCGAAGTAGGTGATCAGCTCGAATTCCACGTCGCCCAGGACTGCGTACATCAGTTGCTCCTCCGCTGTTGCTGATCCATCAGTCGGCGGATCAGGCGCTCCAACTCGGCCATCGAGAGCTGCGCGGCTTCCATGACTGCGCCCTTGACATCGCCGCCGCCCTGCACGGTGATGCTCGGGCTGAAATGGATCACCATGCCGCCGCCGGCTGCTGCCAGCCCACCGGCTGCCCGGCCGCCTCGGCCGCCACCGCCCTGGGCGGCTGTCGCGGTGGCGTTGGCCATCGCCGCAGCGGCACGGCTGGCCAAGGGGCCGGTGCGCTGGATGCCGATGGCTGCGCCCTCGGCGATGTTGTCACCAAAGCCCATGAACACGCGGCTGGGCGACTTGATGCCGAGGGTGCTGGTGAACCACCCTTTAATGCTGTTCCCAAACGAGACGATGCTGTCGCGGGCTGCTGTCAGCTTGGCCTTGATGCCCCCGACCAGGCCGTCGATCAGCATCGAGCCGAAGTCGGAGAAGTTCTTCGGGAGATTCACGCCGAAGTAACGCATGACGCCCGCGAAGGCCCGGTAGAACAGCCCCAGCGGTGACCAGTTGAGGATCAGCCGGGCAACGCCGCCGATGCCGCCAGCGAAGGCGGCGCGGACCTCCGACCACAGCCCGAGGAAGAAGGCTTTGATGGGTTTCCAGTAGCGGTAGATCAGGTAGGCAGCCAGGGCAATGCCGGTGATGGCCAGCCCGATCGGGTTCATCAGCAGCGCCCGCCCGAGCCAGAGCACCGCCTGACCAGCGATGCGCACGCCGGTGGCCAGCCCGCCAGCCAGAACCCTGCCGAGCATCATGGCGACGCTTCCTACTCGGGAAAAGGCGCTGACGATCGAGGCGAAACGGCCGGCCTGCCAGGCAGCCTGCAGCAGCGTCCACTTGCCGCTGATCAGGGCGAAGGCCGTCTTCACCGAGTTCAGGGGCGACGCTACCAGGAAGTTGAAGCCCCAGGAGAGACCGAGCACGCCCATCTTCAGGGCCAGCACGCCACCGACCAGGCCGACGATGCCACGCACCAGGCCGGGGTGTTCCTTGGCCCAAGTGCCGAAGGACCGAACGACCGGCATGATCGTCTGCAGCAGCTCGTTCAGTGGCGGCAGCAGGGCATCGCCGATGGTGAGACCGATCTCCATCAGGCCGATCTTGAATGCCTTGAACTGCTCGTTGGCGGTTTCGGTGCGCTTCTTGAAGTCAGCCCCGAGCAGGTCTTTGTCGGCGGCCCCCATCGATCCCTGCTTGATGTCCTTCATCTCGCCCATGTTGGCGATTGCCGGGCGGATGAAGTTCATGGCTTGCATGTCCTGGAACAGCTCGCCCAGCTTGTAGGCTTCGGAGAGCCGCTGCAGAGCCTGCTCGCGCTCGGCGTCGTCCTTGATGGCCAGCGTCTTCTGCAGCTCGGCCGAGGCGGCCGGTCCTTTGGTGCTCATGTACTGAGTGATCACCTCCAGCATGGCCTGCACAGGCGTGAAGCCCTTGGCGCGCAGGTTCATCATGCTGCCCTTCAGGTCGATGCCGGCCTTCTCGAAGTCCTTCAGGGTGTCCGGCGACGTGATCTTGTTCAGGAAGTTGCGGAAGTTGTTGGCGGCCTCGTCGTTACTGCCTGCCCCCTTGCGCGCGATCTGCAGGGCGGCGCCGATTTCCGCCACAGCCTCCTTGCCGGTCACGCCCAGGGCTTGGAACGATGGCGACAGGGACGGCAGCCACTTCGCCATGTCGCGGATCTCGAACTGCCCACGCTTGCCCGCATAGGCGAGCATGTTGATGGCCTGCTCGGATTCGCTGGCGCCGATCTTCAGGTTGTCCTTCAGGGCGATCATGACCGAGCCAAGATCGTCCATGCTGGCGCGCGTTGCCGTGGCTGCCTTGGACATCACCGGGGCGTAACGCTCCAGCTCCTTGGCCTCCTGGATGCCACCCGCAACCAGAATGCTCATGCCGCGCCCGATCTCGTCCTGGGCTTGGTTCCAGCGTTGGGCGGACTCGCGGACGGTGGCGCCCAGCTTGGCTTCCTGCGCTGCGCTGAATTCCCCCGTGATGGCGATGTCGCGCATCTGGTCCTGAAACCCAGCGGCGAGACGCACGGATTGGCCGATCGGCGCACCGAACGCCAAGGCGGCCGCGCCGGTTTCCTTCATCTTGCCCCAGGTGTCGGCGCGGGCATCCTTGAGGGCGTTGCCTGCCGCCAGTCGAGCGGCCAGGCGTTCCTGCTTGATACGCACCTGGTCGAGGGTTTGACCCAGGCGGTCATACTCACGGCGCAGCGTTCCCACGTTGCGCGAGGGATGGGCGAAGGCCCGCGCCATCACGTCGCCCATGCGGCTGTGCTTGTTCTTCAGCTCGTCGGCAACGGTGCCGAGTTGCTTCAGGGTAGTCTTGGCACCGGCGGTCGCAGCCGTGAAGGCGCCGGACAGCGTTCCGCCGATCACGACGCCTACAAATAGCTCTTTCGCCATGTGCAAGTCCTTTCTAAAATAGAGTCATGTTTGAACGCGCTTGTCACATCACCGGCACCCTTTGCTACTGGCTCCTTTGGGCGGGCCTGGTAGGTGGCGCTCTCGCCGCCTGCCTGGGTGCAAGTTCCGGGTGGGGTGGCGTGCTGGCCTTTGTGCTGGTGATGCCGTTCGCCGCCTTGATCGGCGGGGTGGTATTCGCCCCGCTGTCTTTTGCGGTCGGCGTGCTGGCGGGTGGCATTGCCAGCGCCGCCGCCGCTTTCAGCCGCTTCGCTCGTTCCTGATCTGTTCGCTGGCGCGCTCCAGCCAGGACACGAACTCGTCTGCCGTCAGCTCGTCGATCTCGCCGGGCTGAAAACGGAACCACCTGGCCAGCATGGCCATCCCTTCCCAGAGTTCACGCTGCGGTAAGCCCGAGAAAGCCCCGAAAAGTCTCCTGGAGCTTGCGGTAGTCGACCGCATCCAGTTCGTCGAAGTCTTCCGCCGTCATGCCGGACAGGTGCGCCATGAGGCCGATTTCCTGGGCCGCTTCGTCCTTGCCGTAGTCGTTCATGCGGCGCAGATCGCGCACCTTGGCACGGCGCATGGTGATGCTGGTGACTTGGCCGGCCGGCGTGGTGATCGGGTGGGCCAGGGTGATGGTGGTGGTGCCCGCAGGTTGGGCGGCTTGGGTTTGCGACATGACTTCCTCCTTTACGATGACGAGCACAAGTCTCGCCCTTGGAGCAAGTAACGTCAGTTAAAGGGCATTAAGATCGGCAAAAGAAAAGCCCGGCACTCGGCCGGGCGGTAGTTGCAGCGGTGGAGGGATCAGCCGCCGATATTGTCGCGATAGGTGGCCAGAAGGTCTTCTCCATTGACCTTGAAGATGTTGGCCATGTAGTCCAGCTCCAGGACGTCCTTACCCTTGATCACCTGCTTGATGTAGGTGGCGGTGAAGGTGGAGCCGAACTCCGCGTTGTCGTGCTGCTTGAAGGTGCCCAGCGGGTTCTTCTTGAACATCACGGTGAGGAAGGTGGCCAGTGGCACCTCCTCGATCCGGCCGCCCGGCCCGTAGGTCTCGATGCTGGAGCGGCACTGCAGCTGCACCGCCTTGAACGGGTTGGCCATCGCCTTGGCGGCCTCCTCGTACAGCGAGTTCCACTTGACCTCGCCTTCCAGCTTGTCGAAGCCCGAGGGCAGCTCGATCTTGCCGACCATGCCCAGGGCCTTGTGCTCGGCCATGATGGCCTGGATGTCCGGCAGCTTCACTTCCTCGGCGCGGCCGATCAGGTTGGTGCCGTCGATGTAGATGTTGGCGTTGACGATCCGATTGACTTGGATTTTCGACATGGTCACCCCTTACGCGGTCTGGCCGAGTTGCTTGAGCAGCTCGATGTTGATGAAGGACTCGAAGGTGATCCGCTCGGCCGGGGTGGGCGGCATGAACTCCAGGTCGAAGGTCACGTGGCCCAGCGCCAGCTCGGTGGTCGGGTTCTTCGTCGGGTCGTAGCTGCACTTACCATCGATCAGCGCCCCGCGGCTGATCAGCGTGCGGATGAAGGAATTGACGCTTTCCTTGATCGCATCGATCAGCGCGTTGTTCAGCGGCATGTCGATGAACTGCAGCATCGAATATTCGACCGACTCGTGCAGGATGTCGGCCGTGCGGCGGATGTTGATGAAGTTCTTCGGGTGCGTGACCGTGGGCCATGCAGCCGAGCGGTTGCCCCAGGTGCGGATGCCGGTGCCGAAGCTGTTGAACAGCGTCACGACGCCGACCTCGTTGAGCAGGTTCACCTCGCTCTGCGGGTCGTTGATCATGGCCGAGAGCTGGCGCTCGACGCCGACGATGCCTTTCACCTCGGTGTTGGACGGGCTCCACCAGTATCCCTTCTCGGTGTCCTTGGCGCACATCACGCCCGCCAGGCGTTGCGAGAGCGGCTCCAGGCGATTGCTGTCGGTGGCCGAGTCATACACCTGCAGGTGCGGGTAGCACAGCACCGCGCGCTCGCTGGAGGTGTTGAAGTTGATGGTGCCGGCCGGCCCGCGCCCGGCGATGGCCTGAGCGTAGGTGGTGCCGATCGGCGCGTCGATCAGGGCAACGGCGCGTAGCTTGCTGGCCATGACGATCATTTCGCTGGCCACCGAGTTCAGCGTGCAGAAGCCCGGCGACACCAGAATCTTGGCGAAGAAGCCCATCAGGTTGTACGTGTCGAGCAGCGCCTGCATGCCGGTGCGCTGGCCGGCCATGTTGACCGCACCGATGATGTCGGCAGCCGTGACCTTGGTCGGGTCGGCGTACTCGTAGCTGACCTTGAGCGTGGCGCTGGCCGCGATGCTGCCGCCGGCCTTGCGCTTGATCTGGCCCGTCAGCGGGTCGGTCGTGTAGTCGGTGTCCAGCACGTAGGTGACGGCGCCGGCTTCGTTCTTGACGGTGGCGGCACCCACCCAGGCAGGCTTGGCAGTCTTTCCCACGTCGCCGGCCAGCGTGACGGTCTCGTCGGCCACGGCGGTCTTGTGGGTGGTCGGATCGAGCACGTTGATGACGATCACGGTCCCCGCGCCCTGGTCGAAGATGGCATCGAGCGCCTGGGGGATCGAGAAGCCGGTCAGCTGCGGGCCGAACTGGATGGCCTGGCGGTCGGACAGCACGATGGTGGGCGTGTGGAGGTCGCCGACCGGCGCGGTGCCGATCAGGCCGACGACGGCCGACTTGACGGTGCGGATCGGGCGCGGCCCCTTCTCGATCTCGATGGTTTCGACGCCGTGCAGGAAGTTAGCGGCCATCGGTCTCTCCTTTCGCCTTGGTGGTCTTGGGCTGCGGCAGCGGGGTCAGGTGCCCCAGGGCCTGCAGCGTCTGGGTGTAGTCGTGCCCCTCCGGCAGATCGACCTCGGCGCCGGGGTGCAGCATCACTTCGTCGCCGTTGTCGAGCGTGACGCCGGACAGCGGGCCGCTATAGCGGTATTTCATACAGTGAACTCCTCTTGAATGATCGAACCGTCCGGCTCCTTGCGGGTTTCCCCACGGTTGTAGGGGTCGGCGGTGGTGATGTGGGTGAGCAGCGGGCCGGTGTCGACGTCCTCGTCCTCGACCACGATCGCCTCGGTGGCCACGTCCAGGGCGTACTGCCAGATGCCGGCGGATTCGCCCAGGAACTGCTCGCCGACCGCCCACACCTTGCGGCGGCAGTTGGGCGGCTTGTAGCCGATGAGCGCGGAACGCAGGCGGGTCAGCACCGCCACGGCGCCGTCCTTGCCGTTGAGCTGGCGCAGGGTGGCGGTGATGGCGAACTTGACCACGGCGGGCTGGACGATGGCCGAGGTGTCGATCGGCTCGTCGTACTTGGCGCCGAGGTAGCTGACCAGGAGCGCGCCCTTGGGGTGGTTGAGGCGGTATTCCGCCGGCTTGTCCGGGAAATACTCCACGGCCAGGTCGGGGAAGGCCGCCTTCAGGCGGGCCACCACGGCGTCGATGATGGTCAGGGTGACAGCCATCAGTAACGCTCCAGCAGGTCGTTGTCGAAGGTTCTACGGCGCGCCCGCACCTTCATTTCGCCTGGTTCGGGCTGGGCCTCTCCGGTCGGCGCGCCGATGGTCAGCTTGCCGTCGCGGATCGTTTCCAGCATTTGCAAAGCGCTTTTGTAGGTGCGGGTGACCGCGTCGGGCAACTCACTGCCTTCCGGCCGCCGGGCATAAAGCCAGTGCCTGGCGAGATTCACAGTCATGTCCTTGACCACGGTCGGAACCGGATCGAGGGGCAGGACGTAGCGCCCGCGCAGGTGGGCATCGACCAGTTCTTCCGCCTGGCGCACCGCCTCCTCGACCACCGGGAGATTGATCCCGGCGGCCTCGGGGTTGTCGTCGGAGAGCCAGATCAGCGTCTGGGCCGGGATGGCCAGCTGCAGGTCGGCAAGCGAGCAGTAGCGCATGGCCTTAGCGCAGCACCCGGATGATGTCGCCGGCAGCGGCCGCCGCGTCGCGCGCTACGCCGAAGACCACGCCGGTGGTCTTGGTCACCGCGCGGCCGTTGGCATCGGATTCGACCTCGGCGCCGGCCGCGATGGCGGCGCCGGCTTCCACCAGAATCTCGCCGTGCGTGGCGACGCTGGCCTGCTCGCCGGTGTCGAAGTCGGTGGTGGCTACGCCCAGGGCGCGCTCACCGGCGCTGGCCACGTTGCCGGTGAAGTCGACAAAGCGGAAGCGGGTCAGCGCTGCGGCGGCGGCAATGGTGACCGCCAGGAGGATTTTCTCGGTTTTCATGTTCGGTGGTTTCCCTTCATGTGTGGGTTGCGCTCAGTTGCTCATTCGGCCGTGGCAGCCGTGACCTTGCCTCCCAGGCGGGCGGCTTCGGCCTCGGTCAGCTCCAGCTCGTCGCCCGGCTGATAGACCTCGTGGTCGTGCAGCACGGGGCAGGCGCCGACCAGGTACAGGGCTTTGGCTTTGCTGGCCGCCTTGGGCTTGCTCTCGGCACCGGCGCCGCCGTTGGTTGCGGCGCCGGTGGTTTGCGGCTGCGGGCTGGTGGTGTCGGTTTTGGCAGCGGTCTTGCTCATGGTCTCCCTCGCCGTTACGCGTTGGTATCGCTGATCAGGTAGCCGGCATCGGCGCCCAGCAGGAACGGGCGGAAGATGTCGGTGTTGCGGATCAGCTCGATCTTCCCGTCCTCGGTGCGGGTATCCACCACCGGGTTGCCCTTCTTGCGTAGGGTGTAGCCGAAGCTGGGCTCGTAGGGGCTGCGGTCGCCGCTGGCCTTGGGCACGTAGGCCAGCACCATGTTGTCGCCCCAGATGTCGCTGGTGAGCCCGGCATCATCGGCCTTGATGGCCTTGCCGATCACGATGTTCTCGATTTCGAAGATTTCACGCAGGTCCGCGATCTGCACCAGGCGAGGACGGGTATCGGACAGGATGGCGCGCAGCTGGGGATGCCGTTTGAGCACGCGCCAGGTGGCGTAGCCGATCACCAGAGTGTTCGGTTCCTTGACGATCTTGGCGCGCACGGCAGCCTTGGCATCGCTCACCACGCCCTCCGGGTCGCTGGTGTCGTCGGTGAAGCGGCTGGTGCCGGATAGGGCGATCTTGTTGCCCACCGAGTAGTTGGCCGGGTTCTGCACCATGCCGGCCACCATCGCCTCGTGGCGCAGGCGGATGCCTTCGACCACCGTGTTGGTGGCACGGGCCTGCAACGGGAAGGCGCTTTCGGCGTCTTCGCGGTAGTCGATCGGGTACTCCAGGTCGTGCTCGTCCAGCGCCACATCCACCGAGCCGATGTCCTCGGGGTTGATGCGATTGGACTTAGCCCGCAAGGCACGCTCGGTGGAATAGACCTTGAAGTGTTCCTTGCCGAACAGCGGAATCTTGCCGCCTTCCTTGTCGACGAGAACGAACGGCATCAGCTGGTCACCGACGAACTGTTCGTTGGTGTAGCCGGTGGCCAGGTTGGTGAGGACTGGGTCAACGACCCGCAACTTGCTCAAACGTCCCATAGTTGATTTGCTCCTGGTGAGAGGTGGTTACTTGAGGACAGCGCGGGCAGCGGTGGCGTAATCCACCTTGTGCTCGGCCATGTGGGCCTGGATGGCCTGGTGCTGCTTGAGACGCTCGGGGTCGGCACTTTCGCCAAACTCGGCAACACTTTCCGGGGTGCCTGCCGCCTTGTCTTTGGTGGCCTGCTCGCCGAACTCGACGACCTTGGGCAGATCGCCCAAGAAGGACTTGAAGGCCGTGGCCAGCGGCTGCTTGGCGTCTCCCTCGCCGAATTCCAGAGTGGTGTCGGCTTCGCTGAAGTTCAGGAACGCCACGACGGCGTCCTTATGCTTCGGCGCCAGCTTGCCGTCGCCGATCAGTTGCTCGGCATAGGCGACGTTGTCGGCGTGGCGCTTGGCAGCCGCCTGCTTCTGCTTGTCGGCCTCGGCCGTTGCCAGTTGTTGCTTGAGCTGGGCGTTTTCGGCCTCCAGCGCGGCCGCTTGCTCGGGGGTCACATGGTTCTCCTCGGTGGTGGGTTTGGCGGGGGAAGCGCCCGCCTGCGCGTTCTCGGGATCGGCGAAGGCGACGCGCGGGGCGTCGTCGTCCTGGCGTGCCGCTTCGCGGATGGTTTCGATCTGCCAGTCGGGGATGACCTGGTCGGCGGTCTCCTGGCCGAACTTGGCCAGCAGCCACTCGCGCATGCGGCGCCAGAGGGTGGCGTTAGTCTCCATGCCCCAGTCGCCGAACTCGACGACACCCTCTTCGGCATCGGCGAACTCAGCGGCCTTGAGGCCCTTCACCGCAGGAGGCTGGGCGCCCAGGAAGCCGACATGGCGCAGGTAATAGACGCCGGGCACCGGGTTGTTGGGGGCGTCCGGCAGATAGAAGCTGGCGCTGATCTTCTTGTAGCGGCCGGCCTCGACCAGTTCGGCGAAGGCGGCATCGACCTGGTGCGGCTCGGCCTGCAGCCCATCGTCGGCCGTCGCCAGCGACTTGACCCAGCCATAGGCCGGGGCGTCGTGCTTGGGGTGACCGATGACGATGGGGGCTTCGTGCTTGGCCGGGTCGTAGGCGGCCGCGCTCGCGGCGAGGTCGGATTCGGAGAATTCCAGCGTCAGACCGTTCATCGCGGTCTGGCGGCCGGGCTTGAAAATGTGGAGGGTCTTGGTCGCGTTCATGCCGCCATGTTGGTGTGGCGGCGGCGGACGATCTTTTAATCCGCTTTACAGATTCGGGAGAGTCGTGCGGAAGGCGCGGGGAAGTGACAGCGAAGTGCGGCGCATTAAGCCTTTATAAAACCGCAGGGCGCGACGATGGGGGCTTGCCCCTACCGTTGCGCCACCCGAGGGGCGTAACGCGCGAAAACGGCCTCAGATTCCAGCGGCCCGTTTCAGATGCCGCAGGATGGTGTCGAGCACCTCTTCGCTGGCTTCAGGCTGCAGGCTACCGTCAGCGGTGACCGGCAGGAAGGGACGGGCCGGAATGTTCGATCCAGGGTGATTGACCGACTTCACCACCGTGCCGCCGAAGGCCAGCGCCTTGGCCTTCACCGGACGGATGGTATGAGCGCGGGTCTTGCCGCCAAACTGGTGGATCGCGGCGTACTCCTTGTTGGACCCGATCACGGCGCGGCTGGAATCGTAGTCCGTGGTGATCGAGGCGGCGAGCTGTCCTGAATCCTGCAGGATGGCACCGCCTTGGCGCCGCTCCGGCGGGTTTTTCAGGGGCGTCCACTTCGGACGCCCGCCGGCCGCGAAGTTCTGCTCGGTCTCGTTGGTCAATGCATCGGCGATCGCGCGCATGGCCGGCGCCAGATCGATGCCGGCCAGCTGCAGGTTGTCCATCGCCCGGATCACGTCGGCGTCCGCAATCTTCACGCTCATGTTCGTCATGGCAGCTCCCGCTTGGCCACGGCGGCCAAGGTGCCGGTGTAGCGCGAAGAGTCCGGCCGCCACGCAGCACCGGGGTTGTAGCTCCAGCCAACGTCCGGGACGACTACCAGCGACCGCCGGGTGATGGGGTCGACGGTGCGGTACGTTGCAACCTCCCTCAGTTCGCCAGTCTTCGGTGACACCAGTTTCATGGTGCTCCCGAGCTGGCCTTCCGAGTTGGTTACCTGCAGGCCGCCACGGCGCAGGTTGCCCTCTGACAAGGCCGTCACGCGGCAGCGACAGCCCCAGCCGTTCGGCGGGTAGAAGCTCTGCCAGAAAGGATCGTCGTAGCGGAACACCTTGCCGTTCAGTGCCCGGTGGCTTGGCCGTGTGCGGCCGTCCAGGATGGCGACGTACTGCCAGTAGGGGCGGTCCTCGACGTTGGCCAACTGTTCCGCATAGCGGCCGGCCATGTAGGCGGTCTGCAGGTTGGTCCGGTAGATCGTCTGCAGGCGCCAGGGGCTGCCCAGTTGCACGCTGGTGATCTCTCCGGTTTCCTTGTCGACGTTCTCCTGGCGACCCCACCAGCCCTTGGCCTTGAGTACGGGCGTCAGCTCCTTTTCAAACCATGCAAGGGTCTTGCCTTCCTTGAGCGCCTTCTCCACCGCGTCGCGGATGTCCTGGAGGATGTCCAGGCGCGTCGCCTTGGCCACGGTGAATGCCTTGGCATGGGCGTCCTGCCAGACTTCCTCCCAGTCCCAGGAGATGGTGTAGCCCTTCGACGTGAGATAGGCCACTGCCTCCTTGGGCGGCAGCTTCATGCAGTACGCCAGGTCGATCCGATCAGGCATGGAGCCGGCCCCACAGGTTGGCGACGAAGATGGCGCGAGCCAGCCGTTCCTGGAGAGCGCTGCCGTCCATGTCCGGGTACAGCTCGGCCAGCATGCCGAGGAGTTCCTCCGGGGCGGCCCCGTCCTCAACGGCGTTTAATACCGGCTCCAGCAGGCCGCGCATTTCCGCGTCCAGCTCGTCGGGCGTCTTGGCATCCAGGGCAGCATCCAGGGCGTCCTGGTCGGGCACCGACACGTCGCCCTCGGCGAAGGCCAGATCGGCCGGGTTGGCGGATAGCGGCGGTGCGGCCGGCGTTTCATCCAGGTCACCGTCCTGCAGGTTGTAGGCGCGCTTGAAGTAGGCGGACGTGAGCTTGGCGCCGGCCCGGACCAGTTTCTCGTCGCGCTCGGCCAGCACCTTGTCGACTTCTTCCTGTTCCCACAGGGAAAAGAACGGCCGGGCGCCATCGCTGAAGTTCAGCTCACACACCCAGCGGATGAGGGTGTTGAAGGCTTCCTCGACGATGCTCTTATCGCCGTCGCGGATGTCGCGGGTAACCTCCAGACCAGCCTGGGCCGACGCGCGGTTGCTGTTGGCTTCAGTCGTCTGGTTTTGCCCCAGCAGCGCGATCGAGACCTCGGAGCGGCAGAAATGCAGCAGGCGTTCATAGACTTCGGCACTACCAGCCTTGCCGGCGGCTTCCTTGATCTCCACGCTGGAATCGTCTGGGATGACGGCCACCGCGTCCTGGACCATCGCTTCCAGCTTGTCCAGCAGATCGTCCGCTTCCTTGTCCTGGGTGCCGCGCGGGTGCTTGCCGATGACCCAGGGGGCGCCGTACTTCTCGGTGAACTGCACCCAGAACTTCAGGCCGCCCTTCTTGAAGGTGGTCGGCCAGAAGACCATCGACAGATCGGGGAAGCCGTAAGGGTTGTCGTAGGTCGGGTCTTGGCGCGGCAGCAGGAACTTGCGCTCGGGCAGTTCTTCGCCCTTGATGCTGTTCTCCCTGGTACGGAAGCGCAGCTTGTTCTCCTCGTCGAACACGAACCAGTTGGAGGGCTTGCCGACGATGTCGACAGGAACGACCAGGCCGCCGACCTTCTGCCAGGTGATCTCCATCGGCTGGTAGCCGTACAGCACCGCGTCCAGCATCTCGGTGATGATCCGCTCGATCGGCAGGTCCGCGAAGATGGCCTCGATGTTCTTGGCCACGCGACTCTTGGCCTTCTCGCGGTCCAGCCCCCATTCCAGCGCCTTGACCGCAGCCTTGCGGCGGCGGATGCAGCCGCCGACGTGGGCATCGGCGCGCAGCTCCTGATAGACCTTGATGTCCTTTCCCAATGCCTTCAGGACGGGGTCCGGGTTGGGCAGGTACATGCCCAGCGCGTAGAAGTCGATCGACCGGCCGCGCGTGGCGATCTGATCTGACAGTTTGTTGCTCGGCTCGCTGAACTGGACGAACTCGCTGGGGCTGACCCAAATGCCTTTTGTTTTCATGCGTACCCCTGGGTGATTCGGGTGGCGGCACGGCGGCGGCGCGATTTCACCGTGACCGGGCCGAGGTTGATCTCGCGGCTGGCGAAGTAAGCCAGCGCCACCGCAACAGCTGAATCGCCGTGGCGCTTGCCTTTGTCTTCGCCGGTCGTGCGGGTTTCGGGAATGCGCGGCACGCCCTTGATGACCTGGACGGTGCGAAGGTCGGCCAGGACGTCGGCGTCCTTCGGCAGACCGTCCAGGGTGCCGTCTTCCAGCGCGGCCTTGACGGGTGGCATGTGCTCCCGATACCAGGACTCGGACAGCATCACCTGCTGGATGCGGGTGGCGCCGTAGCGCTGCATGGCGACCTCGGCCAGGAACTGGCCATTGCCGCGCGCATCGAACGCGCCGCCCATGAAGTTGGGCAGGCGATCGAGCAGGTAGAACGCGATCTGTTCCTGTTGGCGGAAGGGCACGTTGCGCAGCTCGACCAGGAACGGCACACGGCGCACCAGGTTCTGCAACTGGATCAGCGGCACATGCACGGTCAGGTCCCCTGAACGGCCGAAGTCCTCGCCGTTGAAGGAGATGGCATCCGCCGGCAGGGCGACCAGCAGCGGCGCCAGGTGCGCCTCCAGCCAGTCGCGGCACTCGGCGGCGCGGATGTGATCGGGCAGCAGCTCGAAGCCGGCCTTGCACTCCCAGCGCAGTACCGGCGTGTCGGCCGACATGCGCGACTCGATCAGGGCGCGGGACAGCCAGGCGCCGCCCGAGTTGGCCGGCACGCAGTCCAGCTCCTCCTCGGCGCCGTCGCCGTAGAAGGCATAGACGTCGGCCATCCAGGCCGCCTCTTCGGCCGCCGTCCATTCCTTGCCCAGGCGCAGGCAGACGCGGCGGTACAGGCCATCGGCCACGGCTTCCTGGAAGGTGACCCGATGCACCGTGCCCTTGCGCTTGCCGGCCCGGATGTCTTCGACCAGTTCGTTGAACGGGTTCTCTACGCCGTTGTGGGTGGAGATGACGCGCACCCGGCCACCCCAGATCAGCATGGCCAGTGCCGCCTTGAGCAGCTCGTCGAGTTGGTCGTGGAAGGCCGCCTCGTCGATCACGATTGTGCCCTGGCGGCCGCGCAGGTTGGAGGGCCGGCTGGTCAGGGCAACGATACGAAAACCCGAGGCCGGGAAGCGGATCGTGAAGGTCTTGATGTTCTTGTCGGCGTCGTCGTCTTCCCAGAATCCCTCCTCGATCTCCGAGGCAGCATGATTGAAGGCCCGAGCCCACATCGCGCACGCCTGGATGTACTCGATGGTCATGTCCTGGTTGTACGCGATGTAATAGACGTTCTGCCCGCCGGCCGAACGGTTGGAAGCGGCGGTCAGCACGTCGTCGGCGGCTTCGCCCCAGGTCAGGCCCGTCCGGCGGCTCTTCTCGATCACCTTGAGCGGCGACTTGTCAGCGACCCAGCGCTGCTGATAGCCCATCAGCACGGCCGGTGCTTCGGCCGTGGCTGTGTTGGGCAGACGGGCTGGAATGGTGGTCATGCGGCGATCCCGAGGATTTCACGGCGCAACTGGTCGACGGAGTCGGCCGACAGGCCGCCTTTCTTGGCGATCTTCTCCACAGCGGCCGCTGCAGCCTCGGCACGGGCGCGGACTTCGGCCTGCCACTTCTTCTGTGTGACCGTCGCGCGGCCCAGCTCGGCCACGGCGCGCGCTACCTTGGGCAGGTCGAACTCGCCTTCCTCGGCCATCAGCAGCTTGAACAGGTGCTCCTGCACCAGGCGCATCAGGGCCTCGTTGACGGCTCCTTCCTCGTCCGGCGCGGCCGCTACCACGGCGCGGGCTTGCTCGCTCGCCATCTTGAGAGCAGACAGGCGGGTCTCGAATGCTTGGCCATAGCGGTGCAGCGCGCTCTTGCTGATGGCGTAGCCGCGCGCTTTCAGCTCGTCTGCGAGCAGCTCGTAGTCGCTGAAGTTGTTCTCGGCCAGCGCCCCATCCAGCCATGCCTTGACCTCGGGTGGCAGGGCGGCCACTTTGCTGCGGGCTGGCATGGTCAGGCCCAATACTTGACCGGCCGGGCAATGCCAGGCTGGCAGTCGACGGTGTACTCGGCGATGTCCACACCGTACCGGGTGACATCGGCGAACCAGCGGCCGCTGGGCTCCTTCTTCAGTTCCACCAGGGAGCGGTCGGCCAGGTAGTCCAGCTCGCGCCGCAACTCCAGCGCGGTGGCATCCGGGTAGATCGCCTGGATGGTGGAGAGCACCAGCTCTTCATACGCGCCGATCGGACGGGCATTATTGAGCGTGAGCAGAATGTTCCAGCGCATGGATTCGCGCCGGACCTTGGCTTGGTCAACCATTGTTGGCTCCCTTCATTTGAACGACTTCGAGTTTGTTGTAGAGGGCGTCCAGCTTGGCCTCGATCACGCTTTGGCCCCGGACGTAGTCTTCGCGGCGGACGTACTGCAGGGGCAGCTCGGCCTGGAAGCGCAGGAATTCGCGCTCGATGTTGCGCAGCAGATCGGTCTCGCGCCGCTCCTCGTCGAGGTGTTGCGTGAAGGTCGCCCGCCAGGTGGCTTGCCCTTCCTCTCGGGCTTTCTCGATTGTCTCGAAGCGCTCATTCAGGCGGCGGTCGATCTGCGACAGCAACAGCTTCCCGGCGGCGAAGAGGAAGCCAAGAAACGAGAGCAGCAGCGTGATCAGCTGCCAGAACTCAACTTGTACGGTCATGCGTGGGTTCTCCCTTGATGTTCTTGAACGGTTTGGCATTCCACGCAGAGCGTGACGCCGGGTACGGCTTCTCGGCGCCCTTCGGGGATCGGCTCCCCGCAGTCCAGGCAGTGCGAGGTTGAGTGCCCCGCCGGGCGGGCTGCGCGGCGCGCAGCGAGGGCGAACTCACGGTCGGCCATCTCGCGGTCGCTGGCTTGATCAGCGATGTCCATCGACAGCCTCCTGGTGGCGATCCAGCAGGCGATTCACCTGGGATTCGAGGTTCCGGCAGCGCTCGCCGTAGTCGGCGACGTGGGCAAGGATGTCGGCTTGGGTGAGGCCGGATTCGCGTAGCCAGGCGTCAGAGGCTTCGGCGGTTTCGGCCGTTCCGCCAAGTCCGGCGGCAGCGGTGCCGGCTGCTGGGGCGGGCAGACCGATGGCGGCGTTGTACTCGCGCATGAAGCCAGCAGTGAAGACAGTACGAGGCAAAGGCCGAGGCGCAAGGCCTGGGGCCGGAACATAGACGGTCGTGACATTGGTGATCCTCTTGAGAAGGGTTTGCTTCTCCTGGGCGTGCGCGGCCTTTTCATCGGCCAGCGCCTGCGCCAGGCGGTTATTGCGCTCGACTTCGGCGACCAGGCGCAAGCGTGCCTCGTCGGCGGCCTTGGCCGAGGCAATGGCATGGGTGCGTTGCAGGTCAGCCAGCGCGGCGTCGCCGTCTGCCTTGGCGACGCCATGCCCGAGGACGTAGCCACCGCCACCGGCCAGCAGCGCCGTGACGGCGGCAAGGGCGATGGCAGCCAGCAGGGCGTTCAGCCGCGTCGTGATGAAGGGGACGCTAAACATGGCGAGCCCTCCGGCAGTTGCGGCGCTTGCGCGACAGCCGCTTTGCGGCGCGGACACCGGAAACGCGCCCCTGGCGGACCATCGGGGCCGGTACAAAGCCAAGCGGGAACGAGAAGCGCGGCGCGAAGTCGGGCAGCGAGAGCAGATAGCGGATCATGCGCAGCTCCCTTTTCCCCAGCCGGCCGCGATGTAGCGCGGCTCGTAGGTCAGCAGGATCAGGCGGGGGTAGCCACGGTTTTCCTTGAAGGCGGCGGCGTGGCGGCCGGCGTTGAAGCGTTCGACCTGGTCAAACCATCGACCGCTGTCTGCGCCGTTCGCGGTTGCCAGCTTCTGATCGCGCCACACCCAGCCCAGCCCGCCGTTGTAGGCGGACAGCGTCATGGCCATGCGATCGCATCCCGAGGTGGCCTTGACGCGATCCCACAGGTGGCGGTCATAGGTCACCAAAGCGCGAAGTCCCCAGCTCGGGTTAAAGGGCTGACGCTCGGCCAGGGCCGGGTATGCCTGGGCAATCCAGTCGGCCGTGGTGGGCATGAACTGCGCGATGCCCTGGGCGCCGACCGGGCTGACGGCGTCCGGGCGCCAGCGGCTCTCCTGATGCACCTGGCTGGCGAATGTGGCCACCGGAGCGTCGAGGCCCCACACGGCGCGGGCGTTGCGGGTCAGGTCGGCGCGGTGCTTGAGCGCAGCTTGCGGAAGCTCGGCCGCGTCCGCTCTGGACAGCAACAGAACGCCCATGACCAGGAGCACCAGGTAGCCGATCCAGAACACGCCAGCCGGCGTGAGCTTGATGGGGCGGCCCATGATCAGAGCCCCAGCGCCACGCCGATGACGACCGCGCCGACGATGACGGCCCGGCGCAACATGGCGGTGCAGAACGGTCGGACGTACCCAGGAACGACTCGGAAGTCGGCATCGTTTTCTGGCTCTTCGGTGCCGTGACGCCAGTCGCGCTCCAGGTAACTATCCGGCCGGGCGTAAGGGAACAGCGAACGGTCGAGCCAATAGGCGACGAACGCGGCCAGGCTGATCAGCGAAAGCTTGTAAAGGGCGACGGGTAGCTGCTGGGGGGAAATAAGCGCAATGGCGATGACCAGCAACAAGGCGGCCAAAAGCCACCCGGCCATGCGCGGGATACGTTTCGGGAACATGCTTCCTCCTACGGGTTGAAAGTCGGAACAGCGCCGACCGAACCCGCGAGAAAGCACGCATCCGGCACCGACCATCGTCACGAAGGCGTGACGGCAGCCGAGGCATGCGGGACCATCCAGCCGGAGAAGGCGGCGGACCCAGCGAGGAAGGTACTGACGGATCGAGAGGCGCATGCCGCCATCTTCTGGCGACGTGCGCGGGGGGTCTTTTAATCTGGTTTAGAGAGGTGCGGACTTCTTACAGTGGGTTGGCTTCGGGGCCTCCACAATCTTGCCTGTCTTGGAGTCGACGTCGAGAACAGTTAAACATTCGCGGCCACCGAACTTCTCTTTCAACTCGGCATCTTCGGCCGCAATGGCGGCCTTGATTTGGCTGTCGGTAGCCTTAACTTGCTGCTCGCACTGCTGCTTGGCCTTGCGATACTCGGCTTCGTCCTTGCGCAAGTATTTCATGGTCTCGACAGTTCGTTCGCGCTTCACGGCGTCCGACAGAATCTGGAGCTTAAGGGCGGCATCCTGGCAATTGGCGAAATGCTCGCGCTGGTCGTTAGGCTGGCGCTCCACCAACGTGGGCCAGCGCGCAAGTTCCGCTTGCAGCGGCTTCCACACATACTTGGTGATGCCAGCTCCGTCTCCGAGCTGGATGCCATCATTCAGGGACTGCTCGGCGTCGTTGATGACCTTTAGTGTGCCTTTGGCGAACAGACGCGCCTCTGCCAGATCAAGCGGTTTCTTGGGTTCAGGCGTGTTTGGTTTCTCCGCTGCAGCGGCAGGATCAGCCTGCTCGGGCTTCGTTTCCGGTGTTGGTATCGCAGCCATATCCGCTTGGGCTGCAGCAACCTGCTGCTCTTCGTTTGAGTCTAGAAGGGCACTTGCCAGGACGAGCGCGAGGAAACACCAGCCGGCAATGATGCCGATCTTTTGCCCCCGTGGTCGTTCGCTCCAGGGCATCGTCTGCCACCATTTCTTCATTGCTTTCTCCTTGTGGTAGGTGCGCTACGCGCACCTACGATACCAGGGCTCTGCCCTGTCCAAGGTAGAGGTCGCACTGCGCCCTCTACGCGCCTTTCGGCGGTCGATTCCGTTTGCGCGAAGCGACAGCCCGATACGTTCGATCCAGATCATCGTCCGAAATATCGGCCAGGCTTTCCGCCTTGAAGGTCTTCCGCAGGTAGGCGGTCAGCCATACCTCGTCATCCTTCGTGTTGATCTTGATGTAGGCGTAACGCCGCTTGCGCCAGGCGTCGTTGTCGGCGACCGGCGCGGAGGCCATCGAGTTCAGACGACCGATCCACTGACGCAGGTACTTCTCTGCCTTGTCGTAGTCCTCGACGGCGATCAACAGGTAGCGCGTGACGCCGCAATGGGCGTTCAGGGCGCCCCACACGGCGCGGAAGCCCTTCGGTGCCTTCTTGAGCTTGGCCTCCAGTTCCACTATTTCCTGGACAAGCGAGGTTAGCTTGGCCGCTTGCCCTTCGGAAATGTGCTGTTCTCCAGGTTCCACCTTGGCGGTGGTCCTGGTCACATGCTTCGGCGTCGAGATCATGTTCACCGTTCCGCCGTTCATGAAGTGCACGACGTTGCCGGTCCCACCTTTCGCTGACTGGCCTGCTGGTTGAGCGGCGCGCTCGGCCTCTTGCAAATTCATGGACCTGACGCCCGTCAGTACGTACTGGACATCAATCCCTAGCGCTGCGGCCTGCGCCAAGAACTCACCAGAAAGGCCGCTTTCGCCAATTTCATAGCGCCGAAGAGTTTCCCTGCTTGCTCCCAGCTTCCTAGCGAAATCCGCTTGGCTGTAGCCGATCCGCGCTCGTTCTTCGACGAGGCGGATTGCAATGTCGGCCCGCTCAATCCCCATAAATGCACGCTCAAAAAGTTGACATGCCACATAATCGAGGCATATCATTCACTCACAAACAGCAGCGAATTCACCGGCAAAGCGATACCGCCGCTGTCCCTCAGCAACCCACACGGAGGCCAACCATGACCGTCCCGCGCTTCAAAGCCTGGCTGCGCAGCCAGGGTAAAACCATCCGTCAATGGGCAGAAGAGAACGGCTTCCCGCCTGCTGCCGTCTATCGCGTCCTCAACGGTGTCGACAAGGCCAATTTCGGCCGTGCCCACGATATCGCCGTCAAGGCCGGCATCAAGCACCCCGAGAAACTCGCTGCCTGAGGCCCGCCATGATCACCCTTAATCACGTCGAGGTGGCTGGCCGCCTCAAGGCCGCAGCGGCGGATCGCCTTGCGCGGCACACCCGAGCACTTGAGTTGCAAGTGTCCCAATGGCTTGCCGAGACAGATCACTTGCCCCTGGTTGATCAGCTTGCCGCAGTAGCCGATCGGCTAACTGCTCAGCATCAATCGCCCCTGCACGGTGCAGGTCTGCAATGAGCATCGCCAAAGCCATGTTCGTGACGCTCCACAGCTCCACGGCCACGTCCTGGGCATGGCGTTCTCCTTGCACTGCCCCGGCTGCCAGCAGCTTGGCGACCACTTCGGTCGGAATGTTCCTCTCGGCCATCTCGTCGTCCCTAGTGCGAATTATCCGCTTTTCATCGTATTCGCTGCAAATCGCTTTCGATAGCTGCAAAAACGGCATTTGTTTGGAAGATGTCATTTCGGGAGCTTTCCAATGAGCCGCCGCAATTGGAAACGCATCCAGCCAACTTCCCTGCGCCATGCGCTGGAGCTGTGCAAGGACCACGCGAAGGAACGGCACAACCTGTCCGTGGAGCGCATCGCCGAGCGGATGGGGCTGACGGATCACTGGACCGTCTACAAGTGGATTCAGACCGGCCGCATCCCCGCCAACATGATCCGGCCCTACGAGGTTGCGTGCGGCATTGACTACGTCACCCGCTGGCTGGCCGCCAGTTCCGGCCGGTTGCTGATTGACATCCCTACCGGGCGCGGCGTGACCGCCGAGGACATCCTCAGCCTGCATTCGGTGATGAATGCGGCTGCCACACAGATTCTCGACTTCTACGAGAAGACCCCACGGCCGGACGTTGCCGACGTTCTCAACGCAATCCAGGAAGCCATGCAAACGCTGGCCTGGCATCGCGGGAATGTCGAGAAGCACACCCAGCCAGAGCTTGATTTTCAGGAGGTATGACCATGCTCAACAAACAGGAGTGGATCAGCTACGACCTGGCCAAGAAGGTGCCGGACATGCGACGTGGCTTCCGCATCGAGACCAACTACGGGGAGATCGACATCGATGAGGCGGACGCCAAGCCCTTCGCCGATCTGGTGGAGCGCCTGCTGACGAAGAAGCTCAACGCCCAGCAAGGAGGTGCCGAACATGGCCGCCGTTGAGAAGAAGAGCCCCGCTCAGTCCGCTGGCAAGGTGTTGGACGTGCTCAATGTGCTGCTGGGCCATTTCGCCCACGGCCTGACGCCGACCGAACTGGTCAAGGCCACCGGCCTGGAGCCCAGCGCCATCACCCGCTACGTCGCCACCCTGGAAGAGAAGGGGTTCGCCGAGCGCATCCCCGAGACGGGCCGCATCCGCCCATCGTCACGGTTGGCCCAGCACGCCGTGGGCATCCTGCGCTCGCTGGATGCTGCGAAACAGCGTGTCGACGAGATCGTGCACCGCATCTGCACTCCCCAATAACTACCAGGAGTCATCATGGCCAGAAAAGCCACCGAAACCCAACAGCCCACCGTCGATACCTCGCTGCCGGCCTTGCCTGCGATGACAGAGGCAGCCAATCGCCTCGCGGTGATGCGCACCGAGCAAGAGACAACGGTGCGTGCCGTGGCAGCCACGCTCGGCTACCAGTTGCCCGCCGATTGCACCGATCCCGACCTAATCCAGCGCGACATCGCTGCCAACATGCGCCGCAGCGTGGAAGCATGCTTGGAAGTCGGGCGCGGCCTGCGGGTGCTGAAGGAGGCATGCCAGCACGGCCAGTTCGGGCCGCGCTTGGAGGCTCTCGGCCTGGACGCTGGCGTCGCGCAGAAGTTCATGCAGGCAGCCGCGAAATTTGCAAATGCCTCGACGTCGAGGCATTTGACCAACGCGATCGGAAACCAGTCCAAGCTCTTCGAAATGCTGGTGCTCGACGACGAGCAGATCGAGGAGCTGGAGCTGACCGGCCAAACCGGCGAGCTGAAGCTCGACGACATCGCCACCATGAGCGTCAAGGAACTGCGGGCCGCGCTGCGTGAAACCCGCGAGAACGCCGAAGCCCAAGGCCGCTTGCTTGCGGACAAGAACGCGAAGATCGACGAGTTGGCGGCCAAGCTGACCACCAAGAAGCCCCGCGTGCAAACGCCGCCCCCGGACGTCGAGGGGCAGGAAATCCGCAAGGAAGCCAGCCAGTTCGCCTTCGAGGCTGAATCGGTGGTGCGCGGCAAGTTGCGGGCGGCGTTCCAAGCTCTCGCCGAACACTCGGAGAAGCACGGCATCACCCACGGCGATTTCATGGCTGGCCTGCTGTGCCAGATCGAGGTGTCCATCAAGCAGATGCGCAGCGAATTCGACGTCAAGGATGCACCGGACGGCGAAGAAATGCCCGATTGGCTGCGGACTGGCGAGCTGCCGACCATCGGCAAGCCGGCGGCGGAAGCGGTCGAGGCTTAACCCATGAATGCCGTCCTGACCGAAAAACTGGTGGCCGTGGCCCAGGCTGCCCGGATGGCCGGGCACGGCGGCAAAGGGGCCATTTACGAGACGGCATGCCGTGACCTGGGATTGTCCCGCGCCACGCTGCTGCGCAAGCTCAAGGAGGTAGCCGTCATGGCCCAACGCAAACGCCGCTCCGACGCTGGCCAGAGCGCATTGACCCGCGACGAGGCGATGCTGATTTCCGCCGTCCTGATGGAATCCACCAGGAAGAACGGCAAGCGACTCTATTCAGTGGTCGACGCGGTCGAAACCCTGCGTGCCAACAACATGATCCGGGCGGAATACCTGGACATGTCGACCGGCGAACTTCGGCCGCTGTCTGAGAGCACGATCCATCGCGCCCTGCGCGTGTATGGCCTGCACCCCGATCAACTGTTGGCACCCGCGCCGGTCACTGAGCTGGCGAGTGAACACCCGAATCAGGTTTGGCAGATCGACGCGAGCTTGTGTGTCCTGTACTACCTGAAGCCATCTGCCGACGCCCGTGCCAATGGCCTGCGGGTCATGGACGCCGACGAGTTCTACAAGAACAAGCCGAAGAACGTCGCCCGCATTGCCGCCGACCGGGTTTGGTCGTATGAGATTACCGACCATGCCAGTGGCTGGATTTATGTCGAGTACGTCATGGGCGCCGAGTCCGGGGAGAACCTCTGCACGGTGCTGATCAATGCCATGCAGGAGCGTGGTGGCCACGACCTGCTGCACGGCGTGCCGAAGCGGCTGTTCATGGACCCCGGCTCGGCCGGCATGGCCGGCATGACTCGCAACCTCTGCCATTCCCTGGGTATCGACATCCTTGCGCACAAGGCTGGCAACGCCCGCGCCACCGGCCAGGTTGAGAATGCCCGCAACATCATCGAACGCAAGTTCGAGCCTGGTCTCAAGTTTCAGCCGGTCAGCAACCTCGACGAACTGAATGCCTTGGCCAAGAAATGGCGCAGTCACTTCAATGCCACGGCCACCCACCGCCGTCACGGCATGACCCGCAGCCAGGCATGGATGGCGATCCGCGCCGATCAACTCATCAAGGCCCCGTCGATTGAGGTGTGCCGCGAACTGGCCGTCGCCACCCCGGAAAGCCGCAAGGTTTCCCCGAAGCTGCGCGTGTCCTTCCTGGGGCGCGAATACGACGTCTCGACGGTTCCGGGCGTCATGGTCGGCGAGAAGGTGATGGTGACCCGCAATCCCTGGCGCGACGACGCTGCCCAGATTGTCCTGGTTGGGGAGGATGGCCACGAGGTTTTCCATGTGGTCAGCGAAGTGCAGAAGACCGAGTTCGGATTCAGCACCGATTCCGCAACGATTGGCGAGAGCTACAAGCGCCACGCCGAAACCCCCGCGCAGACCGCCCTCAAGGACATCGAGCAACTGGTCACTGGCACAGACAGCCTGGCGGCCGCAGAGGCTGCCCGCAAGGCCAAGGCCCTGCCGTTCGGTGGCCAGCTCGACCCGTACAAGCACATCGACGACGCCACGCTTCCGACCTACCTGCCGCGTCGTGGCACCGCCCACGACCTGGTTGCGCCGAAGGTAGAGCTGCCGCCGATGTCGCTGGTGGAGGCGGCCAAGCAGATCAAGCCGAGGGTGGAAGCCGCCGGGGCCGAATGGACCGCCGAGCGCTTCCGGTGGCTGCAGCAGCGCTACCCGGACGGCGTTCCCCAAGAGCAGCTCGACGCGATCGTCGCCGAGCTTACCGGCCCGCGTGCGGGCGCACACAAACCGCTGCAGATCATTCGTGCGGCAGCTGGAGGTGAGTGATGTTGAAGCTTAAAAACGTGCTGCTCAAGGCGGGCAGCAAGCAGTCGGAACTGGCCAAGGCGCTGAACCTGTCCCAGGCGACCGTGGCGCAGATCGTCAATCACGGCGAGTGGCCAAAGAGCCTTGACCAGGTCGAGCTGCAGGCGCGCATTCGTGAGTTCCTGGTGGCTGCCGGCGCGGATGCAGGCGATGTGGCCACCGCGTTCGAGGAAGCCGACCAGGCTGATGTGCGCAGCCGCATCAGCGCCTTCCTCGCCGAGATCGGTGCCGACCCGGCCGATCTGGCCAGTGTTCTTGAAGCAAAGGTGAGCAAGCCGCGCGCCAACGCGGCCCGCTCGGTCTCCCCGTCGAAAACCGCTACTGAGTCCAACCAGGAGGAATCCATGTTACTGCGCAAACAAGCCCTTTATCCAGCTACCCGCAAGCACTTCGGCCTTTTCCGCGATCCGTTCGCGGATGACATCCAATCCCACGAGGACATGTACGTTAGCCCGGACATTCGCTACGTGCGCGAGGGGATGTTCCAGACGGCCAAGCATGGCGGCCTGCTCGCTGTGGTGGCCGAGAGCGGCGCCGGCAAGACCACGCTGATGCGCGATCTGGAAGACCGCATCGTCCGCGAGAACCAGCCCATCCTCCTGATCAAGCCCTACGTCCTGGGAATGGAAGACAACGACCAGCGCGGCAAGACCCTGAAGGCGACGCACATCGCCGAAGCGATCATGGCCGCCGTCGCACCGTTGGAAAAGCCGAAGTCGAGCCCCGAGGCGCGCTTCGCGCAGTTGCACAAGGCTCTCAAGGAGAGCCATGCCGCCGGTTACCGCCACTGCCTGGTGATCGACGAAGCGCACTCGTTGCCGATCCCGACCATCAAGCACCTGAAGCGCTTCTTCGAGCTGGAGCTGGGCTTCAAGAAGTTGCTGTCGATCATCCTGATCGGCCAGCCGGAACTGAAGGTCAAGCTGTCCGAGCGCAACCAGGATGTGCGCGAGGTGGTGCAACGCTGCGAGATGGTGGAGCTGGCCCCGCTCGATGGCGGCCGCTTGGACGAGTACCTGAAGTTCAAGTTCGACCGCCTGGGCAAGCCGATCGGCGAAGTGATCGACGCCAGCGGCATCGACGCCCTGCGCGCCAAGCTCACCCTGACCAGCACCCGGCGCGATCGACCTGAGACGGTCTCGCTGCTGTACCCGCTGGCCGTGGGCAACCTGCTAACCGCGTGCATGAACCTGGCCGCCTCGATCGGTGTGCCGACCGTGACCGCTGACGTGGTGAAGGGGGTGTGACGTGGGCGCCGTGCTGAAGATCGTCCAGGCGCCCGCCGTGGTCGCCCAGGAGAGCGCCAGCCGCGTGCTTAACGCCGGCCTGGTAGATCGCCTGGGCGTCATGAATGCGGCCGTGCGCAGCTTGCGCGACATGGGCTACCGCGTGGTGGCACAGACGCTGTTCCCGACGCGCGGCGGCAAGCCCGAGGTGTTGATCGACCGGGATCGCCAAGCATCCATCGGCCCGCTCCTGGATCGCTCGCGTGGCCGCCAGTGGCGTACCGAGGCCGGCAAGAAGCGCGGCTTCACCGAGTTCCAGGGCGTGACCGTGACGTGGGAGGAGGCATGAGCCAACCGACCGTAACCATGTGTCCGACCCTGGCCAACCCGGAAGCCTTCGACAACGTCGCGGAGCTGCGCCAGGAATTGCACCGGGCCAACGACAACGTGCTGCAGCTGACCGACCAGTTGCACGAGACGCGATACGTGCTGCAGGGCGTCAGCGAGAGCCTGGCGCGCGTGGTGTTCGCCCATATGCAAGGCAAGCACGACGACGTCAAAAGCCTGCTGGATAACCTCGTCGCCAAGCACGTCAAGGTGGTTCAGCAACCGCGGGGGGGGATTCACTGATGCGCACCCGCTGCCCGAGCTGCGGCGCAACGTTGTCGCTTGACGCCCTGATCGCCCACGACGGCGCCCGTGAGGCGCTGACGGCAGCCTTCAAGCTCTCCGGCGCGCTCGGGTCTGCATTGGTCCGCTACTTGGCGCTGTTCCGCCCGGAATCGCGCGAGCTGACGATGGATCGCGTGGCACGCCTGATCGGCGATCTGCTGCCCGACCTGCAGGCCCAGCGGATCAGCCGCAACGGCCAAGTGCATGACGCGCCCTTGGAGGCTTGGGTGTGGGCGATCGAGCAGGCGCTCGCCGCCCGCGATGCCGGCCGGCTGACCCTGCCGCTCAAGAGCCACGGCTGGTTGTACGAGGTGATCAGCAACTGGAGGCCGCAGGCCGGCCAGATGGTGACCACTGGCGAGCCGCGCCAGGCGCTGACCAAGAGCCAGTCGAAGACCTTGTCGGCGATCGCCGCCCTGGAGGATCGCGCCCGTGGTTGAGAAGTGGCTCGAACGCGAGATTGCACGCGGCCTGCAAGGGTTGATCGCCCTGCGCCTGGCTGGTGCGCCTGCTGACGACAGTGTGACGCTGACGCTGGATGTCTGGCTGGCCGCGATCGAATGCCAGGCCGTGACCTGGAACGAGCAGGCAGACGCCGAACGCATCCGCCGGGCCTTCCGCACGCTGTACCGCATCTGCGACCGCTGGCCGCCGCCGAAGGTGTTCCTGGACAACCTCGGGAACCGCGATCCGCCGCCGGCCCTGCCGCCTCCACCGATCAGCAAGGAGGAGCGCAAGAAGAACGTGGCCCGGATTCAGGAAATTATGAAGAAGCTGGGCCAGGCAAAGAGCATCACTCAATCATTCAAGGAGTAGGACATGGACAACACCATACCAGCCGGTTACTGGCGAGACGGAGAGGGGCGCTTAATCCCCGAGAACATGGTCAAGCCGATCGACAAGGCACGCGATGACCTGGTGCGCGAGCTGGTCGGAAAGGCGAAGGCGGCCTCGGCCATCTTGGCCGATTTCAAGACCAAGGCGTTCGGCGACATTGGCGCTTTCGTCGAGATGTCGGGCGAGCAGTACGGCGTGAAGCTCGGCGGCGTGAAGGGCAACGTCACGCTGCTGTCGTTCGACGGCCGCTTCAAGATCGTCCGGCAGATTCAGGAGCACCTGGTGTTCGACGAGCGCCTGCAGGCGGCCAAGCAGCTGATCGACGAGTGCATACAGACCTGGACCGAAGGCAGCCGCGACGAGATCAAGGCGCTGATCAACGACGCTTTCCAGGTGAACAAGGAAGGAAAGATCAACACCGCCCGCGTGCTCGGCCTGAAGCGCCTCAACATCAACGACGAAAAGTGGCTGCGCGCCATGCAAGCGATCGCCGACAGCGTACAGGTCGCCGGCAGCAAGCCCTATATCCGCATCTACGAGCGGATCGGCGATACCGACCAATACCAGCCGATCAGCCTCGACGTCGCAGGTGTGTGACATGGCCAAGACCTCAACGGGCACTGTCACCGTTAAACGTAGCCGCAACGGCACCACGATCCGGGCAACCGGATCGGCCGCGCAGGCTCTTTTTGACGCAATGGTGCGGCAAGCAGAGCAAGCCGCCGCGCCGCTCCAGCGCGTCGATGCAGCCCCAGGGGCGGCCGAGCCGTCGCAATCTGAAGTTCCTACCTCCAACCAGTCGTAACGAAAGGAAAGACCGTGAACAAGCAAGAACTCATCAAGCACCTGGCCGCGCACGCGGATGTCTCCAACAAGCAAGCCGAGTCTGTGCTGAACGCACTGACCACCACGATCCTGGACACGGTGCGCGCCGGCAATGAGCTGGCCATCACCGACCTGGGCAAGTTCGGCAGCGCCCAGCGCGCCGCCAAGACCGGCCGCAACCCGAAGACCGGAGAGACGATCCAGATCGCCGCCAGGCGTGCGCCGAAGTTCTCGCCGGCCAAGGCCCTCAAGGACGCGGCTGCCGCCTAAACCCTCGCCTCAAGCCGCTCGCCCTCGCGGGCGGCTTCGGGAGATGGTTTTTCCAGGAGACAACGATGCAGCCTTCCAACCGCCAGCGCTTGATCCGCTTGATCCATGTGGCCAAGCGTGACTTGTCCCTGGACGATGACACTTACCGATCCATCCTGCAGCGCTTTGGAAGGAAGGAATCGTCGTCAGATTTGACCGTTCCAGAACTGGAGCAGGTTTTGGAACACCTCAAGCGGAGCGGATTCAAAGTCCGCTCCAAGGGCAAACCCGCCAAGCCGAAGGTCGTCAAGGCAAAGCCTTCGCGCCCCCTTGCTCAGGATGCCGAGAGCAAGAAAATCCGTGCGCTCTGGCTGTTCTTGCATGAACTCGGCGCGGTCAAGAACCCTTCCGAGGAGGCCCTGGCCTCCTACGTCAAGCGCATTGCCGGTGTTGATGCACTCCAGTGGATCAGCGGAGAGCAGGCCGAGCGCCTGATTGAAACCATGAAGAAGTGGGCGATGCGATTCCTGCCGGACGCAGTGAAAGCGCTGGTCCCGCGCGTGGCCGAGCTGCCTTTATCCGATGAAGATCGCGGGCAGCTCAATGCCCTACTGAACAAGGCGTTCTCGCGCCTGACTTTCGACCCTATGCACTCTGCCTGGGAGAGTTTGAACGACGTATTGAAAAAGGGAGCTAGCCATGTCTGACGCTGCATTTCAGGACGCCCGCTTGAAGGGCGATTTCAAGAGCAAGGGGCCGGAACTGCTGGTCGATCTGGCCGAGCAGTGCTCGGTCGCCCTGCGCGAGACCGCAGGCATGGATAAGGACAAGGCCGAGCAGGTGGGCCGCGAGATCGCAGACCGCATGGCGGCGCATTGGGGCGGCCAGAATATCTACTTCCCGATGGGCCTCTCGTACAAGCTCTCCCAACGCGATCGCCAGATTTACGACGACTTCACCGGGGCGAACCATAGCGAGCTGGCGAGGAAGTACGGCGTCTCCCTCCAGTGGATTTACAAGATCGTGAAGACGGTGCGCCAGGAGGAACTGGCGCGGCGCCAGGGCGACATGTTCGCCGAATAGAAAACGGGCCGTCTCTGGCCCGTTTTTTCTTTGCATCCCCTGCAAAGTATTTTCAAAGTGGTCTTCCGGGTTCTTCCCGTATCATCCCGGTTGTTCCCACTTATCTTTGGTCCCCTTCTTAAATATCTCAACGTCTCTCACCCGATAGCGCGGACAACCGGGCGCACTTTGGCGCCCAAGCCTACGCAAGCGGCAAGGTGGCCAGTTACCCGCAGGTGCGCGCGGTCAGCATCACGGCCATTCCTACCCACCTGGTTTCGGATATCGCTTTTGGCACATA